CCTAAAACATCTAATCGATACCAAAACTCCCTATCTTCATATCCCCAACCACGAAATATATTATTGTATCCATTAACTAATAAAAAATCGGTAGTAAGAAGTTTTATGCCGCCGGCATTTCCAAACCAAACCTCAGCAGTACCTGGGTAGGTATAGTCCACTGTCAAAGGAACTAAATCGATATCCCCTATAACCAAATAATCTGGAGCATAATGCTCTAAAGCAAACAAGACACCAACATTTATGGCCATAGCCCTACTAAATAATAAATTGTCTCGTTGCTCACAGAAAAAAAGCTTGTGTTCTATGCCTTGTTTAGAAAGATAGTCTGATAAATAATACTTTTGAAAATTTTTATATACATCCCTATCTTTATGTGGCAGTACTACAGCCAGTTTCAAGAGAGTACTACTAACTCCCTGCGAGGATCAATCCCCTCCCCAACTAGGAGAGAAACAATGCCTGGTGCGCATTCAAGACCAGACTTGTTTTTAAACCAAGCAGAGCCATTGTCCATAGCAGGATTCTGAATAAATAATCGAGGCCCTACGTTTTGAACATGATAGTGGTGGAAGTGACCAACATTTAAAATGTCAGCTTGAGCAACGGAGCAACGTCCCATAGCCTGTCCCATCCACCACTTAACCAAGTCTCTAGCTTGATGGCCGTGAGCCATACCGTAGAGAGTTCCGCTTAAGTTTACGGCGATAGTTAAATCATCCGCAGCAGGATATCTAAACTCAACCCTATCTTTAAGAAATTCATTCTCTTTGCATATGTCTTCTACCGAAGCAACGATATCAATTTGCCATGAATCTTCTGGCCGACTAACTAAAAAACGTTGTACTTCATCATGATTGCCAGGTACAACAGGAACAATAATCTTAGGAGCTAGTTGCGCCATAGATTTAATTTGCGCTAATAGCACACGTCGTCCTACACGTACCTGCTCAGATACGCCGATGTCATGACGTCCCATTACTTTACCTTTTTGACTGACCATTCCCTCAATGCAATCACCTAACTGAGGTAATGCAATCTGACCAATAGAATACTTCTTAACTAACTCTGCATGCCTTTCAGATGCAGCATCAAAACTCTTTAATACCCGATCAATAATTGCCGGAGTATCGTCCTTACCGTATTGAGTATCACCAATACTATAAACTGCTGTTAATTCCCCAGTTACGTCTACAGATTTAGTTGGAGTCCATTTACTAATACCCTCTAATAGTTGTTCTAAATCGTAATCTTTTTCAGGATTTGTAGTAACAGGCACTACATTTACTCTAAAAGATTCTAACCAATCACCGTTGTAAGTTTGCCAACGAGATCTGCGATGAGATACGACTGCCCACTCTGCTGGATTTAAATTAGCTTCTCGTAAAATTTCCTCTGCGCTTGGCGTATTACCATCAGGACGTGGCGTAGATACAATGAATCCGCCATCACTTCCTATTTCAGAACGCGGTCTCCAAGCTTCGGGTATTGACTTGCTTACTTTGTCTGATCCTTCTTGACCAGCTTTTATAATTGCTTCTTTATAATCATCTGCTAAGGACATCCACATGCTCCGTTTCTATGTGTGAGCAGGGAAGTCAAACCAAATGTTGCCCCCGCTTGTGTATACAATTTATAAAGACTTCTTGTGGAAAAGTCTGCGTCGTTAATTGAAGTATCAAATGCAGCTCGATCTTCTTCAGAAAGTACAGCTGCCCATTGGCCTACAACACAATGGTTAAGTAAGTTAATATTTTGTTTTGCCTCAACATAGAGGTCTTTTAACATATGTTTGCTCCGTATGTTACTCCGTGGTACCTAGCCCCAATATGAGGCTAGGTAAATACTACACTATTAGTACGATCCTGTCGCTCCGCTGTCAAAATTTGTGCGAGTACGATTAACAGCGCAACCAACTATAACGCCGTTGGCTTGAGTTGCGCCAGCAGCTGGATCTACCATCTTTGTATAGCGAGCGGTTGTTGGCTTATAGGCCGCACCATTACGTTCAGCAGGGGTAACCAGTTTGTTCTTGCGATTGGCCTTTGTTCCATAAGCACTTGGGTCGCCCGATTGCGCACCCTTCTTCTTCCATAACTGTCCGGCCTTTGGGGCTGGTGCAGAAAACTTAGTACCCTCACGATTCATGGGGGTTCTACCTTGCTTAGCCATGCCAGATAAAGCTTCTGAGGTTGCGTCTGTCATAATAATCCTAACTTTGGTTAGATCTCTTAATGATAATAATACACTAGGAGACTTGTATCGTAAAGACTATTGCTGAAATTTGTCCGTCTCTAGAATCTACGGTAGTAAATCCAGGACGGCAAGTGAGATCTAAGCCTCTGGGGGCTACGTATCCACGAGCAATTGCAATAGCTTTTACAGCCTGGTTGACAGCAGATGCACCTACAGCCCTTAATTTAACTTGAGGAGCCTCATAAAGGGCATGTGCAATAGCCGAACCAACCGACTGTGCATTTGATCCTGCGCCTACACGCAAGAATTTATCTTCTTCCACGTTTAGTAGTCCTTCGGGTTCGAATAGTGGTGCCCTCGAAGGTAAACGGTACGACATTTATGGCATTAAGTCATGGTATCCCGCGGCCTTTAAAAGCCCTACGAAGTCTTCTAGGCGGAGAATAACTGGCCACTCGGTAATTCCAGCCTCCCCCTGTCCATTAAGCCTTAATACTGCCACTGGTAAGTCCCGGCCATTATGGCGTTCTTTGAGCTGTTTTATAGCTCCGGAAGGGTTGAAATCTTTGCGTGCTTTTACTTCCCAATCTATGCCCATAGTTCCAGTTATGTCTGTACCAGATCTCCCCGCGCCTGTGGATTGTGCATAGGGCCAGCCTTGAGTAATTAAGTAATCAGCTACTATTTTTTGAGATTTGTAGCCCCGATGTTTACGAGACTTACTTACCACGGCGTGTTCTCTCGTCCTTAATCATTTGAATAGTGCCAAAGTATCCTGCGCCGTCTACCAAGTTATCTCTCTTAGGTTGATATGCCTCTCTGGCTAGCTTTACCCCAACCATACATAATCCAACATGTTCTGGGCTAATCTTGTACCCCAAGATCGCAGTCCAAATCTGTGCAATACGGGTGAAGTTATCTAATGGATGATCATAGGATTGATTACGATCATTGTTAATAAGGCGATCAGCCTCTTCCAATATGCTCTCATCATTCTTAGAGCCAACCTCTTCTTCTGTAAATAACGCTAGCTGTTCCCAAGCCATATTTTCTCCTAAGGTAATAGCCAAGTACTTCTACCGGCTGCTTTGTTAATGTTAACTCTACGGGTAATCTCTCTATTGATTAGAGAGATATCTTTAGACAGACGGTCTGAAATTATTTCAATAAGACCGCAGTAGTTTGATAATTCCTGCAATAAATCTACCTTTTCTCTGTACTCTTGATCTACTTCAATCTCAGCATCAATCATAGCTACTGCCTTGCCGGAACTCTTGAGGGTCAATTTTTTTTCAGCACGTATTAAATTAAGAATTTTTTCAGCCTCAGCTTTGTCTACCTCAGCACACCATAGCTGCAGGCTTATAAACTCTAGGTACGCCACGTACTTTGTATACAAGTCCATGACTTCTTCTTCCTGCATACTAGTAATGTCCAAGGGCAATACTGGAGCGTCATATCCATACCGCTCACTTACTAGCAAGCCTTGTTGTTTAAGAGAGTTAATAGTTTTACTACTGGCCTTCGCTACTTTAAGTTCAATAGGTGTCATGCTTGTCCTCCTCTAAAAGGTGCACATCGTTTACATCCGGCTACTGGGTTAATACTACACATTGGGGGTCTATTGTTGTCAACTGCCCAGGAAACATCAAGCGCTTTATCAAAAATATCTTTTGTAAACTCTGGATTGTATTGAACTACAAATTCTTTATAGTCTTGGCTTGACTTAAGCTCGTAGATAAATACGATCTCTGTGGGTGCGGATTCAAAAATTTTTTCTTCTACCATCAAGTGGCACAGGTGTAAATAAACCTGACCCTGTAGTTGATGAGTTTTAAATGGAGACTTAACATTCTTCCAAGCCTTCTCCAAATCTCCATCTGCCGCTGCAAATAGATACGGAGCTTCGAAGCGAAGAGTTCCCGGCCCAATAGACTTAATCTCTATCAAGAAGTCTGTGCCTAAGCCCTTAACCCAACCGTCAGACTGTCCAGCAATCTTATGTTTCTTGCTATGCAGGGGTACTTCTTGGTAATCAAATACTTCTGCGCCCTTGTTTACGTCTGAACTCAATCCCCAAACAGATAGGTTATCTGTATTGGAAACCCATAGACCATAAAGATTACCCATCTCACTAATCCAGGTCTGCCATTTGGTATGAATGTAATTACCCTCAGCAAATATAGATGCCCCACGTAAGGTCAGCTTATCTCGAACTTCTACGTAGTTACCTCGAAGTGCGTGATAGGCAGCAAGAGCACACCACTCTGGTTTTACTAAGTCGGAAGGATGTAGAACAGTATGGTTACGACCATCTAAAGGCTTTGCAAGTATGTAGCGCTCTAAAGCACCAATAAGTTTTGTCTCTCGCTTCTTTGTATTAAGGAAGCTCTTTAGCTCCTTGCTTTGTATCCCTTTTTGATTTACCACGTTTGTCCTCCGAATCAAGCCACTGATCTAATCTTAGACCTTTTGCAGTGTACCTGCGCTTCGCTGCATTTCTTTCTCTGTGAGACATCCCCCCGAAGATGCCGTGCAGCTCGTCATTAATGATAGCTTCTCGTAAACATTCTTTACGTACGGGGCATGGCGGTCTGCCATCTTTACCCCAGCAGATTGCTTTAGCTTTATCTGCTATTTCTTTATATAAAGTTTTGTCTCTCGGCGGAAAAAAGATCTCCGTATCTTCTCCGCGACATTTAGCTTCGTATCTCCACGCCCAAGACACCTTGTCCTGGTTATTCATTAGTCTCCCTGTATTAAGTTGTACAACTCAAGAAAATCCTCCTCTAATAGAACTACATAATTCTCGCCGTCAAGGTGCAATCCTAGCACTGGTTTACGACTATCCAGGATTGCCTCTTTTGTTATCTTCTTTAAGACCTCTGACTTGACAGTAACTGACTTCTTGCCGGTCCACTTGTGCTCTATAAGGAGATCCTGGTTACGTACATCGCCTTTACGAGACCAAAAAGCCCCCGAAGCAGCGCTTCGCTGACCTCCTATAGTCTTAGCTAAACGTTTTTCGTGCTTTAAAGACTCTCGTTTGCCCTTACTCGACATTGAGCAGCAAGGTTGGTTTGGTCTTGAGAGTATCCATAACTGCCTTAGTAATCTCAGCCTGAAGATCTAACTCTTCTCTAAGAGAATCTACCAGCGCCTGAGCCCCTTGCCACTTACGCTCTCCGTAGTACATCCAGCCACCACGTCGATTTACAATCCCGTTCAATATAGATAAAGCCACAATCTCTTTAGCTACATCGTACTGTCCTGGCTCTAGTAGTCCGCCATCAGAAAAGTAAAAATCTAAATACGCCGTCTGTTGCGGTGGGAAGGTCTTGTTCTTGATTGTTCGAACGCGAATAGTTTGTCCAACACGTCGCTTATCGTTTCCAGAACCGACTTCGAGCCACTCGTCTCGTTTGACTTCGCACCTGACGGAATAGGCGTAGTCTTTACCAAGCCCTCCCGGTGTTGTGCGTGGGTCTCCATGCATAACTCCAATCTTCATTCTATATTGATTAATCATAATTCCAAGGATTGGACGCTCTTCCTCAACGAGGTCACGCTTTGTTGCAGCTCCAACCTTACGGAAGAACTTATTTGTGAGCATAGCTCCTCGTCCAACAGTAAACTCTTCCATAGTTTTTGTATCCTCCGCCGAAGGTACCAGCGAAGGTAAAGAGTCAATGACAACCATGTCAACAGACCTAGACTCGCAAAACTCAATAACAGCGTCAAATGCATCCTCCATACTATTGGTCTCTACAACCAAGACTCTCTCTGTATCTACTTCGCACATACGTGCATACTCTGCATCAAAGTTCTCAGCAGCTACCCACACTGCAGTAAAGTCTGGGTTAATCTTTTGATTAGCTGCGATAGTTTTAAGAGCAATCGCAGTCTTTCCGTGAGAAGCCTCTCC